GGAACCCAACGTCCTTCTCCAGGGCCCGGCCGAACTTGGAGAACCCGGCGCCCATCTTCCGGTTGGAGGCGCCGACCTTAGTGGCGAGCCGGTCCGACGACGTGCCGACCCGGTCGAAGGTCGACGACGCCTTATCCCTAGCGAGAACGTCGAACGTGAGGGTCTTGTCGGCCATCGCTCGCGGTCACCTCCTTGATCACGTCGGCGTAGGTGGCAAGGGTCCTCCAGTCGAGGCGTTCCAGATATTGAAGCGGAATGCCAGTCGACACGCTCAGTCCGACAAGCTGTCGGGTGAGGGTGCCGGACCGGTAGGGTCCACGCGCTCGTCTTCTTCGATCGTCGAGGCGTCGTCGATCGACTCCAGCCAGGCGTTGAAGTCGGCGGCCTCCCTCCCGGCCCGGTGCATCGACAGCCAGCAGAGGTAATAGTGGGCCTCAAGCTTGTTCAGCGGGGTGATCCCGCCGTAGTGCTGCTCGGTCATCACCTGGGCCTTAGGGCTGGCGATGATCTCCTCGGTGCGCCCGTCGCAGTAGATGATTCGGATCTTCATGACGGCCATCGGTCACCCTCCCTTAGCCGGCGAGCCTGCGGGCGATGTCGCGGATCGCCCGCAACAGCTCTTTGCGGACCTTCGGCGCGTCCTTCTCCAGCGGCTCATCCCAAAAGTGCGGCCTGACCGCCTGGTCGTACCAGAAACCCGCGTCGCCGAAGAGCATGTGCCGCAGGTGGCCACGGTTGAGCGCGGCGAGCTCGCGGGGGCTGCCGCCTGGCGTGAACGCCGACCCGACCAGGCGCACGCCGGGGCTGGCGCCGCCGCCGCGCTTGCGGACCTTCACCTTCAGCCCGAGCTCGGCGGCGTAGCCGCTGGGCAGGTACTTAGGCGGCGCCTTCATCACGTCCGCGATGAGCGGCTTGGCCGAGCGGTTGACCGCCTTGTACAGCTCTTTGCGCACGCCGGTGCGGCCGGCGACCCGCAGGTCGCGGGCCAGCGCGGCGAACTCTTTTCCTCCCGTAATCGTGAGGTCCACAGTGTCGTGATCCCTGGGTCTAGGCGGTCGGGTAGGTGATCCCGGCCGGCGAGCCGTTGCGGAAGATTGCCTGCATGACCGATGGCTCGCCGACGTCGCCATTGAGCGGCTGATAGCTGAACAGCAGCGCGGACATGACGTGTCCGGGGTTGGTGGCGGACCGGGCGCCGCTGGTCGCGCGGACCTCCACGGTGACCGGCGTCGTCGAGCCGATCAGCGGTTGCAGGGTGGCGTGGGTTTTGCCGGCGGCGTAGTCCTGGAAGAACTGAATTGTGAAGGTCCCGTCGCCTAGGCCCTTGCCGACCACCTTGTTGGAGGCACCGAACGCGGTGAAGTCCTTCTCCTCCCGCATGTCCTCGATTTCGACGTGGTTGGAGTGGTCGGACAGCGTCACCCCGTTGATCGAAATGAACGCGTCGAGCAGCGTAAAGGCGGCCATCAGGTCACCCCTTCTTCTTCGATGTTGGCTTGGAGTCGACGCGTTCGATATGGCCGCCGAAGATCAGCGCGGCCTCGTTCTCGATCAGCAGCGCGAGCTCGACAAGGTCGCCCGGCCTGCCGGCTTCGTAGTTGTCGGACAGCACGCGGTAGGTGCGGGGGACCAGCTCGAGCAGGCCCGAATCGAGCCAATCCTTCTCTTGCATGACGGTGAACTCGCGCTCGAACACGCCCTCGGCGAAGGCACCCACCGCGGCTGGGGTCAGCGCCCGGTATGTGTTGGCCATCACGGTGCCTGCAATTTCAGGCACTCGACCGTGCCGTTGGTGGTCGTGCCGGTGTAGGTGATCTGGCACAGCCCCGTCGTCGGGTCTTTGTACACAGCCGCCGAGATCGGGCCGATGAACTCGTCGCCGGTGGTCGCCGGGATGACCTTCGTGGTGGGCGCGTAGGCCACGCCAGGGATCGCCGCCGCGCTCGCCGGGATCGCCAGGCTGACCGTGTACGTCGCGGCGTTGGTGTTCTTGAAGTGCAGGACGATGTCGTCGCCGACCTCGCATGCGTCGCCGCCGCCGGCGACCGGGGTGAGGCTGGAGCTCAATCCCGCGCGGGTGATCTGCCGAGTCGTCAGAGTGGCCATGCTTTACGCTCCCGTTCCTTGAATGTCGAGGGTGAGCGTCGCGGCCTGGTAGTCGGTGCCGGCGATGCTCGAGACGTCGAAGCTCCAGCCGGTGCCGCGGATGCTGGTGAATGCGGTGTACGTGCCGGACTCGATCACCTGCTTGAACGAGCGCGCCCCTGACCCGTTGACGTAGGCGGCCAGCCGGTCGCGGGTGGCCCGCACCGACACCTTGCCCTCGACGATGCGCACCGGGAGGAAGAGCTGGTCGATGCCGCGGCCGAACGCCTTGTCGAAGCCGTACTCCTCCGGGTATCCGATGATCACCGCGGGCGGCTCGATCCGGTCCGGCGGGTAACGGAACACGTTCAGGTCAGGGATCGTGTCGAGCCGGTCGCCGATCTGGTCCATGACGGTGGCCAGGTTCATCGCGGGCCACCCCCGTGCCCGGCCTGAAGGTGGTCCTCGTACCGCGTGGTGAGCGTCTCGATCTTGCCTTCGACCCGGTCGACCTTGGTTTCGGTGCGGTCGATCACGTCGCGGAGGCTTCGGCCCTGATTGGGCTGGATCTCGCCCTGGATGCTGGCGACCGGCTCGGCCACCTGTTTGCGTAGCCACTTGCGCAGCCACACCACCCCGCCGGCGATCGCCACAATCACCACGGACAACTGAGCGAGTAGGCCGAGCGCCACCCCGACGTCGACCTTCATGCGGCCGCCCACCAGCGGATGTAGTCGCGCAGCGACACGGCGACGTCAGGGTCGAGGCGGGACAGCAGCCGCAGCCCGGTGCCGAACTCGGTGGAGCCGGCCACGCCATAAGGCGAGGTGCGGCGGGCGAACAGCCTGGAGGCTTGCAGCAGGGTGGCCTCTTTCACTGCGGGCGGCACGGTGGGCCACCCCCATTTCGCGGTGATGGTGACCTCGTTGGCCTCCAGGCCGGGCGGCCGGTTGGCCGATTCAGGCTCGACCGCCAGCCGCTCATACACCTTGCCCACCTTCAGCGCGTTGGTCGGTTCGAGCTCGACCACGTCGATGGCGCCGCCGGTGACCAGGGCAACGGTCAACCCGGTGACGTCGCCCAGATCGTCGATCACGACCACCTGACGGCCGCGGGCGCGTTCCCAGCGGGCCGAGTAGCGGCGGGCTTCACCGGGCGACACCTGCCCGAACTGGCGGCAGGTGTGCTGGTCGACGGCGCGGGATGCGGCCGTACCGCCGCATCCCTCCGATCGCTCCCTTACGCGGCGTTGTTCTGGAGCAGGGCGAACGCCTTACGGTTCTGGATGTTGCCGTCCGCGCGCTCCCAGGCCACATACTCGACCTGGCCGAAGTTGGCCCGGCTGTACGGGTTCACGACCATGGCGAAGTCGGCCACGCGGCGGATCGCGTACGCCTCGCGGAGATCCCCAAGCACGACCGAGCGGGCCGACAGGGTGCCGATGCTCGGCGATCCCTGGTCGATGACCACCGGGTAGCCGAGGAGGGTCCGCCGGCGGTCCTGATCCTGAATGCCCGCGTTCGCGTCGAACAGCAGCGCCCGGCCCGTGGTGTCGACCACCCCGCGGGCCTTCATCCAGCTGGCCTTGTTCATCACCCATGAGGCGTTTTGCTCGTACTCCGGGTCGAGCGCGGTCTCCAGGTCGAGCAACTTCTGGTATGTGACCGCGTTACCGGCGGCGAGCACCACGTCAGCGGTGAGGCCGGCGTTCATGATCCCGAATGGGAGCGTGGTGCCGGCCCCGGTGACCCAGTCGACGGCCTGCTTGCGCTGAATGCGCATTGCGAGCTTGCGAGCGAGCAGCGCCTCGATATCGAACTCGGCGTCCTGGAGCAGCTCCACGGACACGCGGAGCCCGGCCGAGGCGTCGGCGCCGGTCGAGGTGTACTTCCAGGCCTTCATGAGCACCGTTCCAAACACAAGGTCGGTGCCCGTGGTGAATGCTGCGCCCTCCGCGGTGATCGCGCCGACCGAAGCTGTGTCGTCGACGCTCGGGTATTCCAGATCGCCGCCGCGCTCGGTCGTGAAGGTGTCGACCTCAGCGGAGAGCCCGCCAAAGCTCTTGCGGATGTCGACGAGCTTCTCCCGGAACTGCGGCGAGACGAGGAAACCGCCGCCGGGGTCGGTGCCGACACCCTGCGCGTTCATCAGGTCCGAGTTTGGCTTGCCGGTGCGCAGGTAGGCGTTAAATGCCTGGTTGTAGGTGTCGTCGCGGCGGGCCGCCCCCACATACGCGACGGTGGCCAGGTCGCCCGGCACCGGCGTCTCGTAGGCGTTCTGGCGTGCCCTGATGTTCTGCGAGCGCTGCGCCCTGACCAGCGCCGACTCCAGCCGCTCGTAACGGCCGGCCTCGTCGTCGGACAGGGTGTGCTCGCCGGCGGTCGCGGCGATCGTCGCCATTTCGTCGACGATCTCGTCGATGGTGGTCGGGACGGGTGGGTCGGCCGCGGTGCCCGTACCGGACTGCGCCGGCTCGGCGGGTGTGGACGCGGCAGGCTGACGGTTCGCCGGCGATGTGCGGGTGCGGGTGGCGGCCATGATCGTTATTCCTTTGCCTTAGTGGGCTTGGCCTTACTGGTGCTGGGCCGGCGGCGGCGCAGCTCGCATTGGTGGAACCGCCACGCCTCGGACGGCGACAGCGGGCGCCCCTCCTCGGGAATGGCCACCATTTCGGCCAGGATCTCCTCGTCGGTGGCCGTCTCCAGCCACGTCGAATAGATGCCCTGGAAGTCGTGCCACTCCTCAACCGTGGCGATGTCCTGGTCGTATGGCGCGGGCGGTGCGGGTGCGGCTGTCATCAGGCCGTCCTTTCGAGGTGATGAGCGCGCGCCCTGGCCGTGACCAGCCGCGCGCGGTCGCTGTAGTTGTCGGCCTGCTCGTCGTCGGTGACCATGTCGTCGGCCAGCCCAACGTCGACGGCCTCCTGCGCCGAGTACCACGTTTCGGCGCGCATCGCGTCCCGCCAGGCGGCGACCGAGCCGGCGCCGCGCTCGGCGTAGATGGCGGCTAGCTCGTTCGAGATCCGGCCGAGGGTCGTGGCGCTGTCCAGGTGGTCGGCCTCGTTGCCGATCGTGAGCATCAGCCCGTCGTGAATGAATAGCTGGGTGTGGCGGTTCATGGTCCGGGTGTCGCCGGCCTGGAATATCCACGACGCCGCGGACGCGGCCAGGCCGTCGACGACGGCTTCGACGCGGGCCGGGTGGTCAACCAGCGCGTTGTAGATCGTCAGCCCGTCGAACACGAAGCCGCCCGGCGAGTTGATGTGCAGCTCGATGATCGGCGCGTCGATGTCGCGCAGGTCACGCACGAACTCGGCCGGGGTCGGATCCCAGCCGATCGCGTCGTAAAGGTCGACCCTCGCCCGGTCCTGGCCAGCCTGGCCGCGGATCTCGTACCACCCGCCGGTCTGACGGTTCGACGGCCGGTGATGCGCCAGCAGGACACCGGCGGGCAGCAGCTCGCGGACGTTCATGCGGTCGCCGCCTCGGTCGCCGGCACCGGCTCGGCCAGGTCGAGGGTGTCGCCGTCAGGCATCGGGGCCAGGCCGAGCGAGGCGCGGGCCTCGTTGCGGGTGATGATGTTCGCGCCGAGCTGCTTGACGAGTAGATCGGTGTGCTCCTGCGGGGTGGGCTTCTCCCATTCGGTGTAGTCGAACCGCACCGATTTCGCGGCGACCAGCAGCGTCGAGAGGCGCTGCTCGAGGCGGGATGTCCAGTGGGAGAGGGTGTAGCGGGATAGGCCGCGGTTCTGCTCGGCCACCCCGGTGCCCCAGCTGGTTTGCTTCTCGGTCTGCATCAGCAGGTGAGGCGGCACGCCGGTCCAGCGGGCGATCTCCTCGATCTGGAACTGGCGGGATTCGAGGAACTGCGCGTCCTTGTTGCTCATCGTCCACGGCAGCAGCTTCAGGCGCCTATTCACTAGGGCGATGCCGCCGGCGTTCTCCCATCCGCCGACGTTGGCGTCGAGCTCGGCCTTGATCGTCTTGGCGTCGTCGAGGCCGACCGTCTCACCCTCCTCCGGCACGGCCATGCCGCTGATCAGGGCGCCGTTGGAGAACATCCGCGCGGCGGCCTGGTCGCCGGCTATGCCGATGCCCAGCGAGTTGCGGGCCGAGCCGATCAGGGACAGGCCGCGGCGGCCGTCGAGCGACAGCGCCGGGCAGTGGAGCATGTTCCGCGGGGTGAAGGTGCGCCGCGAGCCGTCCTGCAAAAAGGCGGTGAAGGTCTTCTGGTAGGGCACCTCAAGCTCGGAGCGGGGCCGCCGCGGCGGCGGGTCGATCTGCACGCTCGCCGGGTGGATCGGCACCAGCCCGGCCAGGCCGCCGGCCAGGTTGTAGACGTGGGCCAGGAACGCGTCGCCGTGGCACATCTGATGCGCGATAACGGTCTGTTTCCACTCGAACGGGGTCATCCCGATGACGCCGCCGGGGTCATCGAAGACTGACCCGACGCGGGTGATCACCCCGTCGACCTCGCGGATGGTCGGCATGGGCAGCATGGCGATGGTGCCCGACACCAGCGAGACGGCGCGGTGAAACGCGGACAGGCCCATCGCGGAGCCCTCGCCGACCGACACGCCGGCGTAGTTGCGGTTGCCGACGCGGAAGTATTCGGCCAGCGCCGGGTCGGAGACGCTGATCAGGTCGGACGGCTGCTGGGGAATCGAGCGGCGCCGCCACCAGGCCATGCCCGGCATCGTAGAGCAATGTGTCTCGATATCGAGACTCTCGACGTCGCGACATACTGGCGCCGTGAAACTGGTTTCCGCGGTGCGCCGGTCGCTGCGCGGCCTCGACCTGGCCGACGTTGACCAGGGCGCCGTCGAGCTGGCCCTCACCTATGCGCGGGAGTACGACGCGGCGGCGGTGATCCACGCGGCGCTGATCAAGGTGATGCGGGAAGTCGAGGCGCTCGACGTCGATGTGCATGACCGACTTCTGCCGCTTGCGGTGCGGGTTGAGCGGATCACGGTGCTCGCCTCGCTCGGGCCGAAGCTCCTGGCCGCGCTGGAATCGTTGGGCATGACCCCGCGGGCGCGGTCCGCGGTTCTTCTGAGAGGGGTGACGCGTGATGGTGACACCCCAAGCCCTCTTGACCAGCTCCGGGCCAGGCGGGCCTCACGGGTCGACGATCCCGAGACTGTCGACCCCGCCCCTACGTGAGCTGACGCCGGCGACGTCGTACGGCTTCGATTTCGCCGATTTCTGCGCCGAAGTGCTGGAAGAGCCGCTCGATCCGTGGCAGAAATGGGCCTCGGTCCACGTCGGGGAGCTGCTGCCGGACGGCCGGCCGCGGTTCCGCACCGCGCTAGTGATCGTCGCGCGCCAGCAGGGCAAGACGTCCTGGTGCCGGGCGCTCACGCTGTATTGGCTGTTCGTCGACGAGGTGCCGCTGGTTCTGGGCACCTCGACGAACCGCGAGTACGCGAAAGAGTCGTGGCGGGCCGTGATCGCGGCGGCCCAGCGCAATAAGTGGCTGAGCCGGGAGACGATGCGGCGCGGAATCCGCGAGACCAACGGCGAGGAGTGCTTCACCACGGCCAGGGGCAGTCGGTACGAGATCGCGGCCAGCAACCGCCGCGGCGGGCGGTCCAAGACGGTGCACCGGCTGATCCTCGACGAGCTCCGCGAACATGGCGACTGGTCGGCCTGGGGCGCCGCGTCGAACGCGACAAACGCCGTAGCAACCGCCCAGATCGTCGCCATTACGAACCAGGGCGATGAGCGCTCCGTGGTGCTCGACTCGCTGCGCACCTCCGCCCTGGAGCACATAGAGGCGGGGCGGGGCGATCCGCGGCTGGGCCTGTTCGAGTGGTCCGCGTCGGCCGGGGCCGAGCCGACCGACCTGGACGCGCTCGCGCAGGCCAACCCGGACCTGGGCCGGCGCACCGACCCCGACGCGCTCATGGGCGCCGCGCTTAGAGCTCGAAACGCCGGCGGCGAGGAGCTGGCCACATTCCGCACCGAGGTCATGTGTATGCGGGTGCGGCTGCTCGACCCGGCGATCGACCCTGACAGGTGGGCCGCTGGTGGCACCGGCACACCGCTGGACCTCGCGGAGCACCGCGAGCAGGTCGCGCTCTGCTATGACGTGTCCCTCGACGGCCTGCACGCCTCGCTCGTCGCCGCCGCCGTGGTCGAGGGCCGGGTGCACGCGGAGGTTGTGCAGGCGTGGGAGGGCGTCGGCTGCACCCAACAGTTGCGCCGGGAGCTGCCCGACGTGGTACGCACGGTCAAGCCTCGCGTGCTCGGATGGTTCCCCAACGGGCCCGCCGCGGCGGTCGCCGCCGACCTAGGCGACCGCAAACAGCCCGGCCAGACGTGGCCACCGCGGCGGGTAAAAATCGAGGAAATCAAGGCAGAACTGGCCGCGGCCTGCATGGGACTGGCCGAACAGGTGCACGCCGGCGAGATTTCCCACCCAAACGACCCCATGCTGACCCTGCACGTCGAGAGTGCGCAGAAACTACGGCGCGGCGACGCCTGGGTGTTCACCAGGCGCGGCACCGGGCCGATCGACGGCGCGTACGCCCTCGCCGGCGCCGTCCACCTGGCCCGCACCCTGCCGCCGCCGCCGCCGCCGCTGGTCGTGGTCACTGCTCGGCGGTGACGGGAGCGCCGGCCGAGTTGCCCTCCTCTTCGTCGGGGTCGTAGGGCGTGACGGTGATCGAGATCATTACGTTGTGTCGCCTCGCGGCGGCGGCGAGCTCGCCTATAACACCTTCGGCGATCAATTCAGTTGAGCCGAACTCTTCGATTCCGGGCATTGCGCGTTTCCAATCGGGGAGAGAGAGGACATGGCTAGGGGGTGTCCGGGGGTCTAGCCTTCTGAACTTTTTCGCTTGATCACGCCGACGATCTCCAACGCGGCGGCGACGCCGGCGCTGATGCCGAGCTCGAGCGCGTGCTGCTCGCGGTCTGTCATGACGGGAGCGTGTGCGCTGACCATCGCGAGGCTGGCCATCGCGTGCGCGCGCTGCCGGCACTGCTCGATGAGCTCGTCTGCCGTCACCACTTGCTTACCTTCCTCGGTGTGGGCGACGATCGCCGTGGCTCGCCGATCTTGGAATTGCAGGCGCTGCACACTGCGGCCAGGTACTTGCGGTCATCGCCGGTCACCGCGCGACCGAGGGTGTGGTGCACGGTGTCGGCCTGGCCGGTGCACACCCCTTCGATTGCGAGGGTGCACCGGCCGGCGTTGCGGGCCTGGTTGTCGGCCAGCACCAGCGCACGAAGCACGCGCCAGTACCGGGTCGACCCGCTACGCCACGACCGGGACATGGGCTAGGGCTGCGGCGCTACGTTCAGGCGCCGGGCCTCCTCATCGGTGACCGCGTCGGCAATCTGTGCCAGCGCCTCATCGGTCAGGGCACCTACATTCGTAGTGATCAGGGGTGCGATCGCGGCGGCCAGGGCTGCCTCGTCGACGTCGCCGGCCGACACGACGCCAGGCGCGGCCAGGACCGCGGCGAGCTGGACTAGCGCCTTAGCTGTGTTCGTGTCGATCTTGTTGACGTCGGCGGCGACGGCGTAGAGGCGGCTGCGGTCGTTGGTTAGCAGCTGCGCGAGGGTGAGCGTGTCGCCCGGTTCGTCGGTGAGGGTGTTCTGAAATTTCTCGATGCTGCGGACGATCTTCACGACGTCCATCAGTGCATCGTGCTCGGTTGCGTCCATCTCTAGCTCCGTAAGGGTCTGAGGGTATTGGGTCCAGGTTGGGCGGGGGCCGTAGTCGGGGCCGTTGCCTGCCAGCCCGTCGCGACCGTTCTTGTAGGCGACCACCTGCTGCGCCGCGGCGAAGGACATGTCCTGGTCGCCGATGGCGATCGCGTGGACGTGGTAGGGCCAGTCACCCTGGGACGGGTCCCGCACCCAGGCGGCGAAGCCGATCCGGCGCAACTCGAGCTGGATCTCGTCGAGTTGGGTGCGGGTGAAGTCGTGGCCTCCCTTCGAGGCGCGCACGT